TGGCGGCTATACCTCTCGGCGCATACGCCTGGGCCCCAGCCGGCGGCCGCGTAGAGCGGCTCCCAGCGCAGCAGGATGGCGCGTGGGTAATGGCGGTTCTCGCGGAAGTTGGCGGTCGAGCGGCCAGCGTTATGCCGCTCGACGGAATCGAACCAGGCCAGCTGATCGGCGCCCTTTGCCGATGCCAAGCGCTTGTCACGATTCACCCAACCCTGTCCGCCGTTGTAGCCGGACAGGACGAACGCCCAGCGATCACACTCGCTGGCAGCGACCTGGTTTCTCTCGTACAGCCACAGATCGAACGCCACCATGGCTCGCATAGCCCAGCCGGGGTTGTACGGCTGCGCCTGGCCGAGGCTGCGCGGGTACAGCTCGGCCATCCAGTCGGCGGTGGCAGGCATGAACTGCGCCAGGCCCTGGGCACCGACCGGCGAGCGGGCATCCACTCGCCAGTGACTCTCCTGGTGGATTTGCCCGGCCATTGTGGCGATCGGAGCATCGAGCCCCCAGCCTGAATGGGCCGCTCGCACAAGCGTGCGGCGGTACTGCTCGGCGACTTGAGGAATGGATGCGTCGGCGCTGGCCGGTTGGCAGCTGGTGGCCGACACAATGAGCACCACCACCAACGCCCAACTCACCAGCGAGCCCACTACGAACGAACAGAGCGCGCGCATGGCTATAACCCCAGCGTCATGCCGAGGACGCACGCCAGCACGATAACCGCACGGCGCAGCCAGGCACCGACCAGGTGCATGCCGGCGATGCACTGATGCGGACGATCACCAGGGTACAGCGAGCGGTCGATCCAGTAGCCGAGGCAGGCAGCAAGGGTTACCAGGGCGCCCTTGTACAGCACTACCTGGAGCTGCTCGGGGCGGATGTAGGCCAGTGCCAGCAGCAGGCACAGGGTGATGGTGGTCCACAGCCACATGCGCGGCAGGCGCTGGCTGGGCGTGCAGGACTTGGACATGGGACTCTCCGCGTGGTGGCCATCCCGGCCGGTGGCTGTTCGTATCCCGATCCGTTCCAACGGGATGCACAGCCATCTTCGCCACGCGCGCGCGAAGGGTCTTTTCGGAGTGCCGAAAATGACAAAGGCGCCATTGCGGCGCCTTTCTTATTGAGTCAAATTTCGCCCCCGTAATGGGCATTACAGCCTGGGCACTCCCACTTTCCCGCGAACTGGAAATCCTCAGGGATGGCAGCAAGCCGGACCTTTCGTTGGTTGAGGTCCCAGCACCCAGTGCAGAAACGGCCATTCTCACCGTTGAAGCTATAGACCCCTTCATCGGTGTATATCGGCTTGCTCTGCTCCCTTTGCGCGAGTTGCTGTTGAAGGCTGAGCACCTGTTCCTGGGTGGCTGCGAGCTTCATCTTCAACTCGCCAGACTCCAGCTTCGCGTCGGCCAAGGCGGAGTGCAGATCGGCTAGAAGCATCTTGAACTCAGCATCACCAACCTTCTTGGCGAGCTCTCTTAGTTTGGTTGAGGCGTCCAGCGCCTGCTGAATAAGTGCCATTACATCCATAGCGAACTTTCCTTACTCTCCCGTAATGACTCGATACCTGCGCTGGTATTCCTCGTAGCTCAAGCTCTCCAGCTGCAGCTCCTGCAGCAGTTCATCCTTGCTCTTGGTTGTAGTCACAGGAGCAAGCGTTGCATCGGTTGCAGGAGCCGGTACCGCAGCCGCATACGTGGTGTCGGCCTTGAGCTTGGCATCTACTGTTTTCGGCAATGCCCACATCGCACCACTGGCCGGATCGACGATCAACAGGCCAATAGGGCCGCCGAAAATGATATTGGCCCAGTAGGTGCCGCGCATGCCGGCCGATAGCGGCACTGTCGTCTGCTCATAACCTTCCTTGTGCAACCGCACCGAATAGCTGCCGCGCTTGAAGTAGCCCGCGCTGGACTTGAGCTTGACCAGGTTTGGCGTAACGCCCTGTGCAACCACGGCGCTATCGGAAGTGCGGACCACTTCGTACTCGGCACCTGATGGCACCGTCGCGATATTCACGTGGTTGTAGCGCTCACCTACGATCGTGGAACAGCCGCAGATCAAGGAAAGCGCTGCCAACAGTGCACCTGCTTTGAGTATCCCTTCCATTGTCATCGTCCTTATGTCGGGAGTTACCGCCGGCGGCGGCGCAATTCCATTTCGATGGCATCGATATAGGCCTGACTATCCACCATCAGGCGTCCTTCGACTCGGCGAATCCGCATCATCCAGGTCGACAGGATGGCCATCAGAATGATCGAGGGGGCTAGTACGTAGGGCATCGTCTGCGGCGAAAGGGTGAGCAGCCAACCGGTGAGCAAGCCCGCACCCAGAAGCATTAACCCTGCAATCAGCATCAGGCAGGGCATGTTCAACCAGAAACCTCGCCAGCCGCTCCACCACTGGGCCTTCCAGTGCGCCAGATGGGCACGCAGTTCGGCAAGGTCCAGATCGGCCCATGAACGCTGCTGCTCGCGAGGGTTGAACACGATCTGCGTGCCACCCACTGAAATATTACCGGTGTTGTTTCCGCCTACCGTGATTGAGATCGAACGCTCTTTACCATCCTTTGGCATGGCCTCGATTTCCTTGCCCAGCTTTTCAGCGAGCGCCATCAGATCGTCATCCTTCATCCCCTACTCCTTGTGCGCGGTGCGCTATTGGTTCACCACAAGCCTCAAAACTCTCTCCAGCTTGTCGTCGTCAACCGTTTCTTCTTTAGCCAGAAACTTGTAGACATCCACCGCCGCGAGCATCAGGCGCTTACTCTCCCAGCGTCGCCCCGCATCCTTGGCGGCTTTCGTCAGCATGGTCACGATGCGGCGCATCAGCTCCTCATCAATTTCAGCAGCCTCAGCCGTGATCGAATCGCTTTTACTCAAACCCGCCGACGTCGGCGGATTTGACCGACTGGTCCCAATATGACTTACAGGAGCGATCCCAGTCATTCCGGCAGATACTTGCCGGTTTGAATTCTGACCAGTCAAGACATACAGCACATCGATTCCTGCCGCAGCAATCGCCGCCAAATACTCGGAATCGGGATGCCGTTTCCCCTTCTCATAATTGATCTGAGCCAGCTTCTTCACGCCCCCGATCTCGCCAAGAGCTTCCTGGCTTAGACCAAGGCGTTCGCGCTCCATGCGCAGCCTATCGCCAAAGGTATCCAAACGAATATTTCCGCTTGACAGGTATTCATTTGAATACCATCATCCACCACACACCACAGCGCTTGACCTCGCTTCGCCACGAATCGAGGCGCTATGGCACCCAAATAAAACCGCAATCTACCACACGAGGCCCTGCATGAAAGGCAGTCGAAAATCCCCCAGCGCGGCCCCGCTGCCGTACCCGCAAACGACGGACACCGCCAAAGCCTGGTTCACCCGGCATGGCATTAACAAATCGGCCTGGGCACGCGACCTCGGTATCGACCGCATGGTGATGGTCGACCTGCTGCGCGGGCGCCTGAAGGGCTTACGCGGCGAGGCGCACCGCGCCGCCATCGCCCTCGGCCTCAAAGCCAACCCCGAATCCACCAGTAAAGCTGCGTGAGGGCTACTGCCATGCCTATCGAGCACATCACTCTGCAACCGCACCCGCTGGACGCCTGGCGGCGTGCGCTGGACATCTTGATCGCCTGTGCCCCTGGCCATCCGGCTGACGTGGGCAATCACTTGCGCGACGCCGCCATGGGCATGGGAGCCAAACCCTCCCTGAGCGAGCAGGAGACCCGGCTGGTACAGCGCCTGCTGATCGCTGCCGACGTCGCCATGCACCAAGCCGATTCTCGGTCTCTCGACCGCAAGGTCTCCTCTCGTCTGACCGTGATGGTCGAGGGCACCGATTACGACGTGTCCGGCCTGCCGGGCGTGTTGGTTGGCGACGTGATTCGCGTTGACCTGGACAACATGCCGCCCGTGCTCAAGCGCAATGCTGTTCTCGGACGATCGTTTCAGCCTCTTCAGGTGACTTCCCTGCCTGAAGCAGGTACTCGCACAGCACCTGGTCAGCCAGATGCTCAAGGCAGCGAACAACCTCCGGCTGCTCCAGCTGCTCAGCATGAATGCGCAGTGCAGCCTGAAGCCTCTGAGTGTCCAGCGCCCCTGCAGTCTGCAGCGAGCCGGCCAGCACCACGTAGCTGCGTTCCAGCGCCTCAAGGCGCGCTGCAAGCGCCTCGGAATTCTGATCGTTCATAACCCACCCCGTTCGTGAAAGACGTGAACAGGTTGGCGCACGGGCAACTGTGTCGCCAATGGTGAAAACCGGAATTTGTTTAGACGCCGGCTCGCAAGGCCAACAGGAGCCCCATCCAATGACCCGCCGCATTTGGAAACACTGGGTACCACGCTCGCCAGCAGAGGCGATGGAGGGTTGTGCGCGTCGTGCCCTGGAGCGACACAACCGAGGCATCGAGCGGCTGGCCACCGAGCACCTCGGCCAGAACAACGCCAGCACGCTCTACAAGTGGATGGGTAACGGCAAGCTGCCGCTCACCCTGGTGTTGCCCTTCGAACATGCCTGTGGCCTGCCTTTGATCACCCGCTACCTGGCAGCCGCGCACGGCAAGCTGCTGGTGGACGTACCGGTCGGTAAGACCTGCAACGCCACCGATGTGCAGCAACTACAAACGGTGCTGCATGACGCCACCGGCGCGCTGATCGCCTTCTACGCCGGCCAGCAAACTGCCGAGGAAACCCTGGATGCCATCCGCGCCGGCCTCGGTTCTCTGGCCTGGCACCACGGGAACGTGGCGAAGCACGAAACACCCCAACTCGACTTTGGAGGCCCTGACGATGAGTAAGCCGGTCAACATCGCGGCGCTGCTGCGCCGCCTGGAAGAACATGCCTACGACCAGCTCTGCGCCGAGGTTGCGCGCCTGGCCGAAGAGAACGAATGCCTGCGCAGCGAGCTGGTTCGCATGGAGGACAACGCCGAAGGCTGGCGTGAAGAGGCCATCAGTCTGCATGACCAGTTGGCCGCCGCCCTCGGTGGCCAGCCCGGCATCAACCAATCCGGCGCTCTGGTCGTCGTGCCTGTGGAGCGTTGCGCATGACCACCAAACGCACCAACGACAGCGCACTGCGCGTGTTGCGCGTTCTCAAGGCGCTGCGCGGCCACACGCTCACGGGGCTCAGCAATGCCGAGCTGGCCAAGGCCCTGGGCGAGAGCCCGGCCAACATCACCCGCTACATGGACACCCTGATCGAGGCCGGCTTCGCCACACGGCTGGAGACGGGCCGCTTCGCACCGAGCATCGGCTTCTTGCAATACGCCATGGCGACCGCGGAAGAACTCAACCGCGGCGCGGCCCGCATCAACGAAATCCAGGCGCGCATCAGCGCCAGCCAATGAGGAGCAACACATGAACTACATGAAATTGGCCACCGCTCTGCTGATGGGCGAGCCACCACGCAGCGCACCGTTCCGCGAAGGCCTGGGTGCCGTGCTGCAGAACCGTGTCGAGCAAACGCCAGTAAACAGTCCGTACCCGGAAGGCAGTATCGAGAACGATGCCTTCTTCGCCGGGCGCATGCGTGCCCACAACGAGTTCCGCAACGCCCTGGAAGAGTTCGGTGGTGACCATGATGCCGCTGTCGCTCGCCTGCGCCGCATTGCCGATGACCGGAGGACTGCGTGATGGCGCGGAAACCCCAAGCCAGCGTCGAGTTGGTCGAAGACCCCAAAGTTGGATCCGGCCTGACCGCTGCGCAGCACCTGCTCGCTGAGCACAACATGATGGTCATCAAGCAGCACGGCGACGGTCTGCCGTATGACCGCGACCGCCTGATCAACGAGGCCCGCTTCTACATGGGCACCGCCGCCGAGGCCATGCTCGAAGCCGGCAAGCGCCTGGTGATGATCAAGGAAATCGAGGGTCATGGCGAGTTCATCCGTATCTGCGAGGAGCGGTTGGGCATCACTGAACGCTCAGCACAGAAGATGATGCAGGCCGCCCTCAAGTATCTGTCCCCCGAGCTGGAGAAGCACACGGCCAAGCTGCAGAACCTGGGCAAGGCCAAGCTGATCGAACTGCTCGCCGAGGATGACGAGGATCTCGCCGCCCTAGCCGAAGGCGGCACCTTGGCAGGCCTTGAGCTGGACGACGTCGAGCGCATGTCCTGTCGCGAGTTGCGCAAGGCCCTGCGCGAAGCGCGCGAGGACAAAACCGCCCAGGGCCGCGTGATGGCCGACAAGGACGCCAAGATCAACGAGCTCTCCACCCAGCTCGCCCGCAAGCCGATTGTCGAGGTCAAGCCGCTCGACGAGCAGCTCCAGGAGCTGCGCCTGGAAGCCACCGCCAAGACCGGCGCTGCCGAGGCCGCCATTGCCGGCGCGCTGCACCCGGCCATTCACCTGCTGATGGAGCATGAAGGCGAGAACGACCAGCGCACCTTCGTCGCCGGCCTGTTGGCCCAGGTCGAGCAGGCCATCGTCGAGATCCGCGCCGAGTACAACATCGATGCCGCTCCGGTTGCTTCGGTGATACCGGCCTGGATGCGCGACAGCGCCGATGAAGAGATCGCCGTCGCGCTGGCCAACCAGCAGCAGGGAGCCTGACCCATGAGTGCCGTGATGACCCAACGCCTGGTGGTGCTGGCTCGTGAGATCGAGCAAGCACCCCATGGCAGCAAGACAGCCCTGTGCCGGGCGGCTGCCGCCGACCTGGGCATCACTCTCGCCACCGTCTACCGCAAGCTCAAGGAGGTCACAGTGACCACGACCCGCAAACGCCGTACCGATGCCGGCACCTCGGCTTTGGAACGGCATGAAGCGGAGCTGATCAGCGCGGTGCTGATCCAGTCCATCCGCGACAACGACAAGCAGCTCAGCACACTGGAGCGCGCCGTCGAACGCCTGCGCAGCAACGGCAAGATCAGCGCTGGGCGTGTGGACACCGACAGCGGCGAAATCCTTCCGCTGTCCATCGACGCCATCAGCCGCGCACTGCGCGCCTATGGCTTGCATCCCGACCAGGTACTGCGCCCGGCCCCGGCCGTCGAACTGGTCAGCCTGCACCCGAATCATGTGTGGCAGATCGATGCCTCGATCTCCACCCAGTTCTACCTGGCCGATGACGGTGCGCGCGCCATGAACAAGGCCGAGTTCTACGACGGCAAGCCGGAGAACCTCAAGCGCATCGAGAAACAGCGGCTGTGGCGTTACGTCATTACCGACCACACCAGCGGCACCATTTACGTGCATTACGTGCTCGGCGCCGAGAGCGCGGAAAACCTCTGCCACGTGCTGATCAGCGCCATGGTCAAGCGCGGCGAGCAGGATCCACTCCATGGCGTGCCCTTCATCATCATGACCGACCCCGGCGCGGCGATGACCTCGGCCATGTTCCGCAACCTATGCCGGGCACTGTCCATCGAGCTGATCATCAACAAGGTCGGCAACGCCCGCGCCAAGGGTCAGGTAGAGCAGGCGCACAACATCGTCGAACGCGAGTTCGAGAGCGGCCTGCGGCTGCTGGACAAGCCCAGCACCCTGGAGCAGATCAATGCCTTGGCCGGACGCTGGATGCGGCACTACAACGCCACGGCCATCCACACCCGCCATCGCCGCACTCGCTATGGCCTGTGGATGACCATCAAGGCCGAGCAACTGCGCATCGCGCCTGCTGCTGAGATCTGCCGCGAGCTGGCCATCGCCCAGCCCGAGAAGCGCAAGGTGACCGCCAAGCTGCGCGTGCCATTCCGCGGTGCTGAGTACGACATCGCCTGTGTGCCGGGCCTGATGGTCGGCGATACGGTGCTGATCACTCGCAACCCGTTCCGTGATGCCGATACCGCCCAACTGGTCATGACCGGCGATGATGGCCGCGAGCACTTCCACGTCATCGAGCGCATCGCCAAGGATGACAACGGCTTCGCCGCCAACGGCGCCACCCGCCGCGAGATCGGCGCCGGCTACAACGCCCTGGCCGAGAGCCAGGCCGAGACAGCCAAGAAGGTACTCGACCAGATTGCCACTGGCACCGACAGCGTCGAGGCCGCTGAGCAGGCCAAGAAGGCCAAGGTCACGCCATTCGGCGGCGCGATCGATCCGTTCAAGGAACAGACCGCCACCGCACTGCCGACCTATCTACCCAAGCGTGGCACCGAGCTGGAAACCCGCGTCACGGTCGCCACCGTCGAGATCAAGCCGCTGACCTACGTCGAGGCCGCGAAAATCCTGCGTAGCCGCCTGGGCTCGTCCTGGTCGGCCGACTCGCTGGCCTGGCTGAAATCCGAATATCCCAACGGGGTGCCCGAGACCGAGCTGGACGCCATCGTCGGCCGCCTGCAGGCACCCGCACGGCCAGGCCTGCGCCTGGTAGGAGGTGAATGATGCTGCGTCTCAAGGAAGTACTTGCCAGCCTGAAACTCGGCCAGGCCGACCTGGCCAGGGCCGTAAAGCTCAGCCCGGCAGCGATAGCCCAGCTGATCAACCACAACCAGTGGCCCAAGAGCATCAACCAGAGCCAACTGGCCTGGCAGATCGCTGAATACCTGATGCAGAACGGCGCGCAGTTCGATGTTGTCCGCGCTGGCTTTGAAGAGATGGAGCCCCCGCGCGCCAACGCGGAGGCCCCTGCAACCCCGGAAACCAATGACGAAAACCAGGAGTGCCCCAACATGCTAATGGCTAAACAAGCCTTGCGACCAGACACCAAGCGCGCATTCGGTCTGGTGCGTGATCCGTTCGATGACCTCAGATCGGCTGACGAGATGTATCTCAGCCCCGATATCCGCTACATCCGCGAGTCGATGTACCAGACAGCCCGCCATGACGGCTTCCTGGCTGTCGTGGGTGAATCCGGTGCCGGCAAGAGCACCCTGCGCCGCGACCTGGCGCACCGCCTGCGCAATGAGCCCGTCATCGTCATCGAGCCCTTCGTCCTGGGCATGGAAGACAACGACACCAAGGGCAAGAGCCTCAAGGCCACGCACATTGCCGAAGCGGTGATGGCTAAGGTCGCCCCGTTGGATAAGCCAAAATCCAGCCCTGAGGCGCGCTTCGCGCAGATGCATACGACCCTGCAATCCAGCTTCGCCGCCGGGTTTCGCCACGTGCTGATCATCGAAGAAGCCCATGCCATCCCGGTGCCCACCCTCAAGCACCTCAAGCGCATGCGTGACCAGTTGGAGCACGGCTTCGACAAGTTGCTCAGCATCATCCTGATCGGCCAGCCCGAGCTGCTGGTGAAGCTGAGCCCGCGCAATGGTGACGTGCGCGAAGTGGCCCAGCGCATCGAGATCGCCCAGTTGCTGCCCGTACCCAAGGGCGAGCTGGAACAGCACCTGGCGTTTCGCTGCAAGCACGCCAACAAGCAGCTCGACGAACTGATCGACCAAGGCGGTATCCACGCCATCGTCGAACGCCTCGGCAGCTCCGGTAAGGATGGCGCCAGCCAGCTCTACCCGCTGGCCATCGGCAACCTGTTCAACGCCGCGCTCAATCTGGCCGCAGAGATCGGCGAAAGCCGCGTCACGGCTGACATCGTGAAGGGGGTGTGAGATGGCTGCAGCCAATGTTCTTCCGCTCAACGCCGAAATCAATGCGCCCCGGCATACCCCACGGTTCGTCGTGCTGACTCCCGCGTTGGCCGAGGGCCTGCGCCTGGTCAACGACATGGCCCGACGCCTGCGCGCCGCTGATATTCGGGTCGAGTCGGCATCGCCGCTCGACACCATCGTATTGATCGCCACTGCTGATGCGGACCGCTTCGAGGAGCTGTTCAGCAGCAAATCGCGCGGTGTGTCCTGGACCACTGTCGGCAAGCACGCCCGAAAATCGGTGTACCTCGGCGGTGTGCGCGTCGCTTGGCTCGTACCGGCGAAGGAGCAAGGCCATGACTGATTACAGCTCCCGCACTGCTGACAAATTCGTTGTCCGCCTGCCCGACGGTATGCGTGGCCGCATCTTCGACGTGGCTGCCAGCAATCACCGCAGCATGAACAGCGAAATCATTCACCGCCTGCAGCAGTCCTTCGTCGCCGAGCTCGGCTCGCAGTCCCCGCAGGAGCAGCTCGACGAGCTGCTGCGCCGTGCCGCAC